CCACGCGTCAATCGCAAGCGAATAGCGGCAGCGTCCAATCATCCATCAAATTCTTATAGGTCTTAAATGAGCACTGATTTTGCTGTCGCGGCAAAGAACAGCCCGAACATCTTTCGAGACAACACACCTGCCAAAAATGATGTCGTAAATTACACTATTGATTTCTCTGCATGGGCAGAAGATAACGACACAATTGATAGTGTAACATGGACAGTTGAATCTGGACAGGTTGGAATTGACGACCAAGATCTTGACGACAACATCGCATCCGCCAATGTAACATTCAATGAAAGAGGATTCGCATGCATATCCATCTTTGCCATTGGTGTCAACTTAAAGCGTAAGGTTTTCCTTTACTTGAATGCCAAAGATCCAACATACGGAACTCTAGACGATTACGGAATCAACTCATGACAAAATCTAAAGCAGCTCTAAAGAAGCAATCCCCGAAAGATATCGGGAAGCAAACAGCATCCACGAAGAAGAAAGTCAAGATTAAAACAGGACCAAATAAGCGTGGTAAAGCAGAAGCATCTAAAGCTACGCAATTCAAACCTGGTAATAAACTTGGTGGCCGAAAGCTTGGTTCGCGTAATAAGTTCGCTGAGCAATTCCTGAGTGACTTCCTTACTGATTGGGAGCAACATGGTGCTGAAGCAATCGTAGCAGTCCGATCTACAGATCCATCAACGTATATTCGTGTCGGAGCATCCTTAGTTCCTCGAGAGCTAAATGTGAATGAAAACGACAAAACATTGGAGAGGTTACTTGAGCAATTCAACATCGGCGAACTCAGCAACCTTATTGCCGGTCTTGAGCAGCTTGGCGCCGGATCAGATCGAAGCATTCAAAGCTCTATCGGTCAAGGTCAAAACGAAACTGAAGCTGGAAGCCAGCCAGACAGCCTTCACTAAGTTCTTCTTCCGCATACGTGGTGAGAAGTTTGTTGAAGCACAGTTCCATGAAAAGATAAATGATACGCTTCTACGCTTAGAGCGTGGCGAACTATACGACGAAGAAACTGGTGAGAAGTGTAACAACTTACTCATCACGATGCCGCCGCGTTACGGTAAAACGCAGGAAGTCGATATTGATTGGCCGGCACGCTGTATCGCACGTAACCCACGAGCTAAGTTCATTCACCTTGCGTACTCGGATGACTTAGCGCTCGATAACTCTGCTAAATGCAAAGAGACAGTTCAGTCCGCAGAGTATCAACAGTTCTGGCCTGTCAAGATTAAAGCTGACGCAGATAGTAAGAAGAAGTGGTATACCACGGAAGGTGGCGGAATGTACGCTACTGCCGCAGGTGGTCCGGTCACAGGCTTCGGAGCTGGCTCTCTCGCTGATCTTGGCTTCGAAGAGGACGATGAGTTCGATGATTTCTTCGCTGGGGCAGAAGAGCAACCTGATGACGGACTATTTTATGGCGCCATTATTATCGATGATCCGATTAAAGTCGATGACGCAGAACGTGAGAATGAACGTGACCGGGTTAACAACCGACTGAACACAACGATTAAGTCACGCCGTAACAGTCGTAAGACACCAATCGTCATAACGATGCAGCGTGTTCACGAAGAAGACATGGCGGGCTTTGTACTTGACGGCGGAATGGGTGAGAAGTTCTACCACCTAAATTTGCCAGGCATTTTGAATTACGGTACTGAGAACGAAGAAGCTCTATGGCCGTTTAAGCATACGCTTGAGGAACTACATAGTCAGAAGAAAGCAAGTTACGCAACCTTCATGGCGCAGGTTATGCAGAACCCATCCCCTGAAGAGGGCACGTTCTTTCTGCGTGAATACTTTGAACGTACAAGGTTCCGTTTAGGCGAAGAGCCGACGCGCCTAGTGAAGTATGGAGCAGGTGACTACGCTGTTACGCCAGATAACGGCGACTGGACTGAGCAAGCAATTGCCGGGTACGACGTTCAAGATGAGTTGTGGTTCTTAGCATGGCGCTCGGGTCAAGAGACACTTGATAAGTCAATTGACAAAATGATGCAGCTGTTTTTAGACCACGACCCGATGCTCTGGTTAGCGGAGAAAGGTGTGATCCGTCGTGCGATGGAGCCATTCGTACTGAAAGAACAACAGAGACGCCGGGCACCGTTTAAGCTTGAGTGGTTAGCAGCCTCAGCATCGAAGGCAGCAAACGCGAAAGCATTCCAAGCCTTAGCGTCTCAAGGCAAAGTACATATTCCCTATGGTACATGGGGCGACGAGCTGATTGAGCAATTACTGAAGTTCACAGGTCGCGATGATAAACGAGATGACAAAGTTGATGTGTGTGGTTTGTTTGGTCGCGCCCTTGATCAAACGTTTGGCCCAGCGCAATACCACGACGATATAAAAGAACATTCACCTGAGGATGACTATGGCAACACCAACGACGATGAGTACGATGACGATGAAGACTGGCGAACAGCCTGACGATCAACTCTTCGAAGATAAAGAGGAAGATGAAGGCGAAGATGCCATCGCACGTGTTGAAGGTGCTGCTACAGGCGACACAGAGTTCGACTTTGAAGATATTAAATACATGGTAACTGAGTTCATCGATACGACCGGCGACGCGCGTGCTATCTCAGAACGTTGCCGCGATTATTATGACGGTCATCAATGGACAGAAGCGCAGGTTCAAGAACTGAAGCGCCGTAAACAAGCGCCGATCGTGAATAACCGTATCAAAGTTAAGCACAATGGTCTGCTTGGTCTGATGTCTATGCGTAAAGGTGATCCGCAAGCATTCCCACGCAACGCAGATGCTGATAGTGGCGCGGCTGAAGCTGCTACGGATGGTCTGCGTTACGCTGCTGATCAGACGACATTGAATACCAAGTTCGCCAGCGTAGCGGATAACTATTTCTGCGAAGGTTACGGTGGTGTTCAGATTATCGAAGAGACAATGCCTGACGGCAGTGTAGAGATCCTCGTTGACAATTTCGACTGGGATCGTTTGGTTTACGACCCGTACAGCCGCAAGCCAGATTTCTCGGATGCGAAGATGAAGGGCTATCTAATCTGGATGGATCAACAAGATATCGTTGATGCGTTTCCTGACGCTGACCCAGATGCTTTGTCCGAAGCTCGTATGGAACTTGAGACGGATGATACGTTTGAAGATAAACCGACGTGGTTCCGTAGCGTAGGTAAACGTAAGCGCCATCTCGTTGCCACTATTTACTTCGAAGCCAAAGGCGTGTGGATGATGACAATCTTCACTGGCTCAGGCTTCTTAGTTAAACCATTTGAATCGCCATACCTAGATAAGTACGGTCAGCCTGAGTGCCCGATTGAAATGCAGTCGGCGTATACTAAACGTGATGGTACACGTGGTGGCGAACTTGAATCGTTCTTAGATTTGCAGGATGAGATTAATCACCGCCGCTCTAAAGCTTTGTTCTTGCTATCGCAGCGTCAGACATTCGGTAATCGTGGTTCGGTGCGTGATGTCAAAGCTGCTAAGCGTGAACTCGCTAAACCTAATGGCCACTTAGAGGTCGGTCAAGGTGAGTTCGGTAAGGACTTTGGTGTCCTACCAACCGGCGATATGGCGCAGGGCCAGTTTGAACTACTCCAAGAATCTAAGCAAGAGATGGACGGACAGTCCTATAATGCTCAGCTTGCGGGAGAACGTAGCACCGGAGATCTCAGCGGTAAAGCTATCGGTAAACTACAACAGGCTGGTGTCATTGAACTCAATACCCTTTTTGAACAGTTCTCTGCGTTCAAGCTTCGTGTGTACCGTCAGATGTGGAACCGCATTCGTCAATTTTGGGACGAAGAGAAATGGGTTCGAGTTACAGATGATGAAAAGGCACTTAAGTGGGTTGGATTCAACGTACCCGTATCTATGAAGGAAGCTCTTCAGGATATTATGGACGACGAAACTAAGCCGCATGAAATGCGTGTCGGTGCTTCCGCTCAAATGATTATGCTTGAGAAAACTAATCCTCAGGCGCTCGAAGATACAGTTTATGTCAAGAACCGCCCAGCGGAGCTCGATATGGATATCATCCTCGATGAATCGGCTGACGTTATTAATGCCTCCGAAGAGCAGCTCCAAGCAATTCTTACTTACGGATTGCAAAGTGGCTTCGAGTTGGTTGATCTTCTTGAGATCTCTAATATCAAAGGTAAGCAGAAGCTTATTGATAAGATTAACTCACGTAAGCAAGAAGCGGCGCAAGCTGCGGGCGACGATCCTCAGATGAAGTTACTTGCGGCTACCGCTGCTGATAAAGCTGCGAGCGCTCAAAGTAAAACAGCGGATGCTGAGCAGACTACAATTGAGAATGACATGTTAAAACAATCAGGCGGCATGGTGCCGTTCAAAGGTACAGTTTCAGCATAAGGAGAAGCTATGTCTACCGTACAATTTAAACGACATGAAGGAAAGGCAGTCCGTAACGGCGATACCGTCGGCTACTGGGAAATGGAAGTTGGCGATACTGCTCAGCCACTTATCATGCCTCGATCTTCTGATAAATCAGTCCAGATTATCGGAGCGCCGTGGTCAGGTGGTGCTTCAGTTTCTATGTTGTGTACAAATGATCCTGATATGGCTGATGATAGTTGGGAAGCTATGTACGATCCATTTGATACTGATATCGTACAAACTAGCCGTCGCAAGCCATGGACGATGCTGCCAAATGTCTACGCTATCAAACCAAATCTCGATGGTGGTGATGGTGATACCCGTGTCAAAATCTGCATTGTTGGGCGAGGAGATAGAGAATGAGCTTAGGGGATGTCAAACAATATATTCAGAAAGAACTTCAAGCGAAGCGATTTCTACAAGAGGGCCTTGACTATATCGAAGTTATCGAAGGTCTTGAGCGCAAAGAAAAAGATTTGAACAGAAGTATTCAAAATCTCGAAGTGCAGAATGACGATTTGTCTAAGCGTGTCGGTGCTGTGTCAAATGATCTAGCGGATATCAACAAGCAAAAGACAGACACACAAAATCAAATCAAAGTTATGCTTCAAGATGCTGAAGACGAAGCGGCTAAGGTTGTTAAGAAGGCGCAAGATAATGCTCAGAAAGAAATCGATGATGCTAACGAAGAGCTGAATAAGCTTGATGCGAAAATCGAAGATGCTAAATCTGAGCTGGCTAAAGTAAAAGCTGATGTTCTTGCGGAGCGTAAGCTTCACATTGAATTGTCTGGTGAGCGTCAACGTATTGTAAAGAATTTCGGAGGTAAAAATGCCTAATCAAGCTGTACAAGATCTTATGGCGCGCGCAAATGCTGTTGATGCAGCTGCTGAAGAGCAAGCTTTTGCCGCCTCTGATGAGAATAACGTTTTGCCGGAGCCTGAATTAGAAAAGGTATGGCCTCCGCATAGCGCAGATAAAGAAAACTTTCCGCCGTACACAAAGTGGTTGTCTGAGGTAGCTGAGCTGCTGCCTGATGTCCCTGTTGAACAGCTTGAAACGACGCTTGTCAAATTTTATAAGCGTGGCGTAGCTCCGCGTGATGTAGCATTTGACCTTGAAAATGTAGAAGTGGAGAAGTAGTAATGCAGATGCCAAAAGTTTCTCTCGCGCCTACGTTTCGTAGGTTACTGCTCGTAACGGCACTGTCGTTTGGTATGGTCGCACCGTCGCTGACGTACCATGTTGAATGTCGTGATTGTAACGGCCAACTAAAATGGGAAGAGAATGTACATAACCTTGTCACGACGGCCGGTAAGAATGATATTCTCGATAAATATTTTAAAGGTTCGACGTACACCGCAACGTGGTATATTATTCTCGCAGGTGCTGGTACAAAAGCTGTCGGTGACACACTAGCATCACACGCAGGTTGGACAGAACAAACACCATATTCCGGTAACCGCCCGGCCATTACATGGGGTACGACGTCGGCTGGTTCTAATACGGCAACAGGCGTAGCGTTCACTATTAACGCAACCGCCACTGTCGCAGGTGCTGGACTTTCAACGGTCAACACTGGTACGTCTGGTACGCTTTATAGTGTGTCAGATTTCTCTGTCTCTCGTTCAGTCGTTTCAGGAGATACGCTTACGGTCACACCGACGGTCAGTGTATCATAAGGTGTTTCAATGCCCATCGTTCAGGTTAACTACGCCACATTCGATGGAACAAATGATTCTATCATACGTTCAGCTGGTCTGAGCGGTGCGGCGGCTGGGAAGACAGGTACGATTTCATTTTGGATAAAAATGAATGGCGGTGATGGTGTAAGGCAAGATATTATTTATCTTCACTCTGCAGAGCTTACACTACGCCGCGCTGCTTCAAATAAAATTGAGATATACGGATTTACTTCGGGTCTTTCCCAAGTTCTATTTTTACAAAGTACAAGTAACTTGACGGCGGATGGTAACCGTCATCACGTAATGGCTTCGTGGGATTTGGCTGCTGGTGTTGGGCATCTGTACATTGATAACGTAGATGTTTTAAATGCTGGTAGTAAAATACTCGTAAATAACAATATAGGCTATGCTACTACAGACTTTGCGATTGGAGCTGCCAGCGATGGCACTAGTAATAGAATAAGCGCTAATCTTGGCCAGATTTATGTCAATCAAGCTAGCTACATAGATTTATCAAATTCTACAAATCGTGCTAAGTTTTATAATTCGTCAAGACCAGTTGATTTTGGAAGTGATGGATCTACACCAACAGGAACTACTCCAGGTGTGTATCTTAATAATATATATTCTTCGTTCCAAACTAACCTTGGTAATGGCGGTAATTTTACAGTTAACGGAGCATTGACTGATGGTGGTTCTTGGAGCTACATTACTGAATCAATTACGGAAAGCCTAACTGCGAGTGATTCAAATGGTACTATTCAAAGTATGCCTAATGCTTTAGGTAGTATGGGTATCACGGCCGCAGATAATATGGCTGCTGGTAAAGTATATGCTAGTTCAATCACAGAAAGCCTGACAGCTGCGCATTCTAATACAACAGTACAATCTATGCCGACGGCACTTGGTTCTATGGGTTTGACGGCCGCAGATAATATGGATTCTGCTGTGCTCTTTTTATCCGCGTTTTCTGAAAGCTTAACTTCTGCAGATAGCATGGCATCTTCTGTGAATTTTAGATCTTCGGTAGCAGAAAGTTTAACAGCCGCAGACAGTGTAGCATCGAAAGCAGATTTTAGATCTTCCTTCACGGAAGGTTTGACAGCTGCAGAACTTATGTCTACGCAAGTTAGTTATTCAGCATCATTGACTTACAGCTTGACGGCCGCAGATAGCGTAGCTTCAAAGCACGACATGCCAAACGCAATAAGTGAAGCAGTGACTGCGGCTGAAAATATGGGCGTAGGTGCGAATTATAACAATGCGTTGTCATTTAGCATAGCTACTGCTGATGCGCTAACAACGAAACACGACATGGTTTGTTCCGTGTCCGATAGTTTAATTGGAAGTGAAAGTATGGCTTCGAAGCAAGACTTCGTTGCTATCTTCCAAGAAAATATTACGGCAGGAGATGATATGGCATCTCAATATACTCCTGCCGATGGGAATTCTGCTGGCGGTATTGTGATATTATATCGCAGACGCCGCAGAACCGGGCGTAAGTAACAGGCCGCCGCTGTTGAGTACCGCGCACCACGCGCAAAAGCCGACGCCGGGTTTCGGGCGAATACAAAAGGACGCCGCTTTATCGGGCGATAGGAGAATGAGTATGTCTGAACATGATGAAGATCTTTTTGACGACAGTGTAGCTAATACCGAAGAGGCTGAAACAGAAGACGAAGAGCAATCTGAGGATACTGAAGATGCCGAAGACGGCGACGAATCTGAAACGGAAGATGATTCCGAAGAAGAGGAAGGCGACGAGGAAGAAGATACATCTGACGAGGGCGAAGAAAATGACGAGGAGACGCCAGCCTCGGAAGAAGATCCTAAGAATACTAAGGCAGAAAAATTGATCCCTGAAAGTCGATTAAAAGCGGCAGTCAAGGACGTAACAGAAGAACGTGATCGGCTTCGTGCTGAACTCGAACAAAAGAATGCTAAACCCGCGCCAGATCCTAATGTGGATCCGGAAGGGGCTGAGCTTCATGACCGTATTGAAATTTCGAAAGCAATGTGTCGTGATGTGTATTCGGATTATGATGAGAAAGCAAAATATTTCAATGATGTTATGCTCCCAGCTAATCCAGCACTAGCGAATGCAGTGGCTGCTCACCGCACCCCTGCTAAACTTGCTTACGATCTTGCTAAGAAAGCCATGGAGATCGACGAAATTACCAAAGTTAAAGATTCTCCGGAATGGAAAGCATTCCAAGAATTTAAAAAGAACGGTGGTAAGACAGTTGGCGATCGATTGACCGAGGGTGCGAAAAAGAAAACGGTTTCTGCAGCGAACAAGGTGCCGAATCTCAACAAGAAAGCATCGGCTAACCCAAACAGAGGCAAGCAGTCAGACGAAGACGATAGCTTGTTCGATGATGCGGTTATCGATGGCAACCGTAAGAAAGGATAACAGTCTATGGCTGGCAGTACAATCAGTGCTGGAAATAAGGTAACTGATTTCCAGAAAAAGGTCAACCGCACTTATGTGCGTGAAGGCCGATTCGGTCCCTACATTGGGCAGACCGAAAACGCTATCATCCAAACCAACAAGAACATTCGTAAGAAAAGTGTTCCGCTCGTTGGTAAGCTGAGTAGCGGTGGTGTTCGTGGTTCTACTTCGCTCGTCGGTAACGAAGAGCCGCTGTCGAACTTCGATATGACCTTCGAGCCAACCCACCTGCGTAATGGTGTGTTGATCGATAACGAAGAACGTGAAAAATCGCAGTTTGATCTTTTCACCGAAGCCAAACCGGCGCTTCAAAACTGGCTGATGGAAACTAAACGTGACCAGATCATCCAGGCTATGGGTGCCATTATGGCCGGCAATACGTACTACAACTATGGTGGTACGGCCGCATCGGGCGCAACGGGTTCCTCCGCTGCTTCTGCTGCGAACCTCGATACGTGGCAAGCTGCGAATACGGATCGTATTCTTTACGGCTCCGCTCAAAGCAACCTCACATCGGGTGACCATACGACATCTCTCGGTACAGTCGATACGACGAACGACAAACTTACGCCGGACGTCCTCGAACTGCTGAAACGTATGGCTCAAAACGCTGATCCGCTGATCCGTCCGGTTATGTTGAATGAAGATGAACCGTGGTTCGTCTACTTCGCTGATTCGTATTCGTTCCGCGATCTGCGTTCTAACTCGGTCATGCGTGATGCAATGCGTGAAGCGCTGCCTCGTGCCAAGAGCAACCCGCTGTTCAGCGGTGGTGATCTGGTATGGGATGGTGTCATCGTTAAGGAAGTTCCTGACCAGGCTAAATTCATTGATAAGGCTTCCGGTGGCGGTCTTTGGGATGGTGTTTGGGGCGCTAATACAACCGGCGACAGCTTGAAAACTGGCGGTAACGGTGGTACGCGTGTTTCCATGAACTTCTTCTGCGGTGCTCAGGCTATTATCTTTGGCCGTGGTAAGGATGCTAAATTCTCAAGCCGTAAAGAAGACGACTATGGTCATCTGAACGGTGTTGCGATCACGGCAAAACACGACATCAAAAAAGCGTTCTACAATGGTAAGCAACACGGGATGATTACTCACTTCGTGTCGGCTGCTGTTGACGCTTAATAAGGAAGGTGAACTATGACTGATGTAACCTACACTACCAAAGCCACCGTTCGCCGTGCTGCAGCTGATGCTGTTCCCGGTAAAGGCGATGGCCCTAACCTGAAGATCGTTACGGCAACAAAATCGTTGGCGTCACCGGCTCAGAACTCGACGCATAAATTTATACGCCTTGATTCGACCGCGCGTCTTCATGCTTTGTCGCGTATCTACTGGGGTGACTTCTCCTCGGCAGCTTCTCCGACACTGAGCGTTGGTATCGCGTCCGTAAACAACAACTTCGGGGCTGCGGCTCCGACGGCGTTGAACAGCGGTCTCGATGCTTCGGCGGCGAGCGCTGCCGGTTCGTCTCTTCTTGCAGCTCCTGCTAACTCTGGCAAGATGCTGTGGGAATTGGCAGGTCTGTCGTCGGATCCGGGCGGTCAGATGGATATCTATGTCACGATCGCAGCTGCGGCTACGAACTTGACGGCTGATATTACCATCGATGCTGTCTTCTCCTGCGACTAAGCTAATATGGGCGGAGCTTCACGGCTCCGTCCTTCTTTCAAACCAACTTAAAGGAGCTACATAACATGGGCCAATCACGTAACAATAATCCGCAATCTCCGCAACGTAATCAGACGTCAGAGAATGCGACTCCAGAACCTACAGCGCCAGCAATTACGGCTGAGCAAAATCTTCAGAATAATCCTGCGCAACAAGAACCTGAACCTGTCAAGGTTGAAGTGAAGGTTGATCACAAATCTGATCCGAGAAAAAGTAAAGGAGCTGCTACCTTTACCTACGTCGGTGCTGGTGCAGATTCACCGCGCCTGATTAACTTCATGGGTCGTCAAGAATTTGTTCGTGGCGAAGAAACCGAAGTCACAGATCCAGAAGTTCTGGCCAAGCTTTACGGCAACCCTACTTTCGTCCAGGGTGCAGCTGATCAACGTACACTTCATCGTATTGATGAAGAAGGTGCTCGTGCGGAGAAAGCACAGCGTCAAGAAGATCGTCGCACGCAGTCTGCGTTTGATCGTACGCAACGTAAACTGGCTGGCCACGGCGAAGATTAATGGCGTCGAAAGCGGAACTACGGCAGAGGGTAGGGGAAGACCTCTCCCTCGTGCCTGTCGGGCAAGATCTCGAAAGCCAAGATCAACTTCGCATCGATGCGACAATTGATGAGGTTTACGAATTTCTTAAAGAAAAAGGTATCGCTACGTGGTCATCCACTGCGGATATTCCTACGAAGTTTGTACCTTACTTTGCACTAATGGTCGAAGAAAAACTTCTGACTTCATATAGTGTGCCTGACAGCCGCTACCAAAGGATCAAACAGGACGCTGGTCCAGACGGTAGAACTGCCTTTGCCAAGCTGTCCGAGCTGGCTGTACCTTCATACGAATCTCTAGAAGATGAAACGGATTTCTAATGCTCGTTCCTATTAACCTCACTGGCGGTGATTATCAGCATAAATCGCGTCCGCTGTCTAAGCAGGTTACGCGGAACTTCTGGCCACAAATTCAAGGTAGCCAGAAAGCAAAGAGCCCATATATTCTTCAATCGTTCTACGGTTTAAAACTCTGGGCTTCTCAGTCTGGTGGTGTAAACCGTGGAGCGATTACTAACCAAGGTATTCTTTATAAAGTAACTGGCACTACATTCTATCGGGTTGCATTGGATGGAACACATACGGCGCTTGGTTTCGTGGCTGGTTCTAATCGTTGCATTATGTGGGCATTAGGTGCTCAAGTCATCATCGTAAACGGTAGCGGTACTTGCTATGTTTGGGATGGTACAACATTTACGCAGAATACTGATCCTAATCTTGGGCTACCACGAAGCGTAACTGTCGTCAATAACCAAGCAATTTACGATGCTGGGTCTGGTCAAGGCTTTGATGTTTCTGATAGTGGTAAACCTTCTACGATCAATGGCTTAAATAATGCAGCAGCCGAAAGTTCTTCGGATAACTTACTGCGTGTTTATGGTTTCCGTGAAACGTTGTATCTCATGGGCGGCGGTGACAATGACGGTAACGGCACTATTGAGCCGTGGTGGAACTCGGGTCAAGGTAATCCCCCGTTCGATAAAATTC